GCCGTCTGCAGAACGGTTCCAGCGGCAAGACAGGTAAACAATGCGAGGTGGCTGATGAGTAAATTGACGGGTGACGATCTGATCTGGAACTGGGCCCGCTGGACCTGGTCCGGCGCTACGGTGGGAAACATGGAGGTGTACCTTTCCGAAGAGGAGGACTACCGGCCCATCAACCATCACCACGCCATGGAGGTCGAGGCGATGCATGCCGCGCTGCCCTGGCACGAGCGCATGATCATCATTGCCGAATACCCGCAGAAGAATGTGATGTTCGGCCAGCTGGATGGCCGCGCGCGCCGCGCCAAGGCGCTGGACTGGATTGCCGATACGACCGGCGTGGCCATGACCGAAACCGAATACAAACTGTACCTGGGTCTTTTCCGCAGCCTGGTGGAAAGGAGGCTGGCGTGAAGTACGCGCACGAGGTGATGGATCTGATGGCCTGCTATCCCGGCCGCTCATTCCGTTTGATGGAGCTGGTCCGTCATGTGTCGCGCGGCCGGCCTTTGTCTGTTCCCGAAAAGACGCGCCTGCAAAGAGGCATCCAGCGGGCCATGGATGCGCTGCAGGATACCGGCAGCGTGCTGATTCAAGAGCCCGAGAAAGGCGGGCACGGGCGCACCTACGCGTGGCGTGTGACGGTTCCGTCACAAGACCGCGCCCCATAGGTCACGCAATCGGTCACAATGGGTCCGGGGCATTGCGCCCCAAGCAAATGCAGCCCTGGCCACGCGCCGGGGCTTTTTGTTTTGGGCGCGTGGCCCCGGCTTTTTCACTGCTGGGGCAGGGGTCGAACTTCTTTGCACTGCATGTGACGGAACCGTCACAAGACCCCGCCCCAACGGTCACGCAATCGGTCACAATTTGTCCGGGGCATTGCGCCCCTGACAAATGAAATCCCGAAATGCAGCCCCGGCCACGTGCCGGGGCTTTTGCATTTGGGCGCGATGTTTCGGCGCCAGTCTTCTTCAGCAGGAATCCAACTCCATGAGCGTTCAGATCAGCATCACTGAAAACCAGCTGGTAGAGGACCTCGCCGCATTCTTCAAGACCTTGGTCGACTGCGACGTTGTCCGCGGTCTACCCGGTTGGGTTCCCGCGCCACCGCGCGAGTGTGTCGTCATCACTCCGCTGGCGGCGCAGGGACTTTCCGTGCCGGTCATGGCCTATGCCGATCCGTCGCCCGCGGCGGGGAAGCGGATCATGACCCAGGCCACGCAATGGTCTGCTCGCGTGGATGGCTACGGGGCGCGGGCCCTGGACCTGGCGCTCACGCTCTCGATCGCCCTGCGCAGCCAGTACGGGTGCGAGTTCCTGGGGAATCTGGGACGAACCCAGCCGCTGTACGCGGGCGAGCTCAAGCAAGTGCCCTTCGAGAGCGGGGAAAGCCAGACCTTCGAGCGGTGGTGGTTCGACGCCGTCCTGCAGTTCAACCCTTCCATCAGCGTGCCGCAGCAGTTTGCGGATCACCTCCACGTGGGCCTCATCGAGGCCGACACCACCTACCCTACGGGAGCTTAATCCTATGTCCATTCCCGCCAGTGAAATCGTCCAGGTAGTGCCTGGCGTGATCTCCGCCGGCGGATCGGCGCTCGATTTGAACGGCCTGATCCTGACCCACGATACCGCCGTCCCCATCGGCACCGTCCAGAGTTTCGCGACCCCGCGCGACGTACAGCGCTTCTTCGGTCCGACCTCGACCGAGGCCGCCCTGGCCGACGTCTACTTCAACGGCTTCGACAACTCGACCCGCAAGCCGGGCAATCTGTTGTATGCCCAGTATCCGGCGGCAGCGGTTTCCGCCTATCTGCGCGGCGGCTCGATGGCCGCGGTAACGCTGACCCAGCTGCAGGCGCTGTCCGGCATCCTGACGGTGACCGTGGACGGCGTGGCGAAGACCTCCGCCAGCATCGACCTGTCGACGGCAACGAGCTTCTCGAACGCCGCCACGATCATCGAAGCCGGGTTCACCGCCATGGGCGCCACCTGCACCTACGATGCGCAGCGTGCCGCTTTCGTGATCGTCTCGGCCACCGATGGCGTCGCCAGCACGATCTCCTATGGCAGCGGCACCCTCGCGTCGGGCTTGAAGCTGACGCAGGCCGCTGGCGCCAAGGTGTCGCTGGGTGCCGCGGCCGGCATTCCAGCGGTGGACATGGGCCGGATTACCGACCTGACCCAGAACTGGGCGGCGTTCATGACGACCTTCGAGCCCGATACGGCCGGCAAAGTGGCGTTTTCGGCGTGGACGAATGCCCAGGGCGACCGCTACGCCTACGTCGGCTGGGACACCGATATCACCGCTACCCAGCAGGGCAACACGTCCAACTGGGCGGCTGTCGTAAGCGCCAATGAATACTCGGGCTCCGTGCCGGTCTACAAGGACGTGCTGCATGCAGCCTT